AAACTGTTTTAAAAATGTTGCAGTTTGATAAAGATGTTATTTGTACTCCCTATCCTAAGAAAACATTTAATTGGGAAAAAGCATGGAAAAGAGTTGGTCAAGGAAGAGTTAAAAATGCTGATGATTTAAGAAGATCAGGATTTGAGTTTCCTACTAAAAAAGATGGGTTCTTATCTGAAATGACACCAGAAGGCCTTATAGAATTAACACATGCACCAACTGGAACATTATTAGTTAAACGAGAGGTCTTTCATAAAATGATTAATCATTATCCAGAAAGAGAAGTAAAAGAATTTATGCAAGATCAAAAAACTATAAAAACATATAATTACAACTTTTTTGATGTTTACCATGACCCTAAAACAAAAGAATACTTTAGTGAAGACTTTGGTTTTTGTAGATTGTGGACTGAAATAGGTGGCAAATGTTGGGCATATGTTACTGAAGATGTTGCACATATAGGTGATTTTCAGTATTTTGGTAGAATGTTTGACGACTTTGAGTTTGTTGGAAAAAAGGGTACTGTACCGTCAGATTTTAACATAGGTAAATATAATAAAAAAGTATAATCTTCTTTAATAGGTTACTATTATAAATATACCATAGAATTATAAAGGAATACTATGGCAAATCCATCAACAAGAGAAGAATTAAAACAGTATGCCCTAAGAACACTAGGGAAACCTGTAATTGAAATCAATGTAGATGATGATCAATTAGAAGATAGATTAGATGAAGCATTGCAATATTTTGCTCAATATCACTATGATGGTGTTGAAAGAACATATTTAAAATATCAGGTTACTCAATCAGACGTAGATAGAATTAAATCTCCATCTGGAGATACTTCTCAAACAGTTACAAAAAATTCAGTTTCAACAACATGGACTGAACAAAATAATTACATTGTTGTTCCAGAACCAGTATTAGCTGTAACAAGAATTTTTCCACTTTCAAATAGAGGTAATCAAAATTTATTTGATATTAGATACCAATTAAGATTAAATGATTTATATGATTTTTCTTCAACATCAATTATTCATTATGATATGGTGTTAAGACATTTAGATTTTTTAGATCACATACTTGTTGGCGAAAAACCTATTAGATTTAATCAATATAATAATAGATTATATGTAGATATGGATTGGAAAACAGATATAACTGTAGGTGAATATCTTGTTATTGAATGTTTTAGAAAATTAGATCCAACTACAATGACAGATGTATATAATGACATTTTTTTAAAAAGATATGTTACAGCCTTATTTAAAAGACAATGGGGTGCAAACTTATCAAAATTTAATGGTGTAGCAATGTTAGGTGGTGTTACACTTAACGGACAACAAATATTTTCAGAAGCACAGGAAGATATAAGAAAACTAGAAGAAGAAATAAGAGGCACATACGAAACGCCTGTAACATATATGATAGGATAATGACATGCCAGTCAATCATTACTTTCAAGGCGGTAACGGTATCGGAAACGATGCTGAAAAAAGACTACACGAAGATTTAATTATAGAAGGTCTTAAAATCTACGGCCAAGATTGTTATTACTTACCAAGAACATTAGTTAACCATGATTTAGTCTTAGGAGAGGATGTACTCTCTAAATTTGATGATTCGTATATGTTAGAAATGTATATAGAAACAACTGAAGGATTCCAAGGAGAACAAGAATTAATTAACAAGTTTGGTTTAGAAATAAGAGATGACACAACATTTGTTATAGCAAAACGAAGATGGCAAAATCAAGTAGATAATACAGCAACATTAATTAAAGACGGTAGACCTAACGAAGGTGATTTAATATACGTACCTTTATTTAATTCTTTCTTTGAAATACAATTTGTTGAAGATCAGGAACCTTTCTTTCAATTAGGCAATCTGCCAGTTTATAAATTACGTGCTACAAAATTTGAGTACAGCTCAGAACAAATTGATGGCACTATACCTCAATTGAAAGAAGCAGAAACTAATTTATCTATTGATCTATTACAAAATCAATTAGAATTAGAAGATGGTAGTAAAATGTTATTAGAATCTACAGACACAACCTTAGGTAATATTGATTATCTAATATTAGAAAACGATACATTTAATTTGGCTGCTCAAACAAGAGATTACGCTGATAATGATACATATGAATCAGATGCTGGTTTTGGAACTGTATCGACAGCAGATGATATATTAGATTTTACTGAAAGAAATCCTTTTGGTGAAGTAGATGAGGAAAGTTTATAATGTTTGGAAGAAGATTTTACCACGAGTCATTAAGAAAAGTTGTCGTTGCATTTGGTACAATATTTAACAATATAATCATTCATAGAACAAATAGTGATGGTGATGTTGTACAAAAAATAAAAGTACCTTTAGCATATTCTCCTAAAGAAAAGTTTTTAGTAAGATTAGAACAACAACCAGACTTAACACAAAAAGAATTTTCTGTTACTTTACCTCGTATGGGTTTTGAAATATCTGGAATATCTTATGACGCAAGTCGTAAATTACAAAGGATTGGCAAATTTAAAAATGTTAATACGTCAGATGCTTCTAAAATGTATTATCAGTATAATCCTGTACCTTATAATATATCTTTTAACTTATATTCATTTACAGCAACTGCTGAAGGTGGTTTACAAATTATAGAACAAATATTGCCATATTTTCAACCTGATTACACAGTTACAATAAATGCTATTCCTGAAATGGGAATTAAAAGAGATGTTCCTATAACTTTAAATAGTGTAAATTATTCTGATACATATGATGGTTCATTTACAACAAGACGAGCTGTTAACTATACTTTAAGTTTTACAGCAAAAACTTATTTGTATGGTCCTATTTACTCTGGTAAAGTTATTAAAGAAGTACAGTCTGATTTATATAGTGATACAGATACAACAAGTAAAAGAGAAGAAAGAATAGTTGTTATTCCTAATCCAACAAGTGCTGATGCAAATGATGATTTTGGATTTACTACAACTATAAGTACCTTTACTGATTCTAAAAATTATAACCCAACAAGTGATGGTGATGAATAATTATGAGTATAGACGACAAAATAAATGAGGCTCTTGGTATCTCTACTGAACAAAAGCCTGCTACAAAACAAATAATCAAAAAAGAATTTACTCCACCTGTTCCAAGAATAGAAGACAAAAATAAGGAAGATATAGATAACGATTACAAATATAGTAGAGAAAATTACTATAATCTTATTGAAAGAGGCCAAGACGCAATACAAGGTATATTAGATATTGCAAACGAAAGTCAACACCCTCGAGCCTATGAAGTTGCAGGTAATCTTATTAAACAAGTTGCTGATACAGTTGATAAGTTACAAGACTTACAAGGTAAACTTAAAACCCTTAAGGATGTTCCTAACAAAACTAATAATACAAATATAAAACAAGCATTGTTTGTAGGTTCATCAGCTGAGTTACATAAACTTTTAAAAAATAAAAATACACAAGTTCAAAGTGACGAAGACAAAGATTTTAAAAAGGTAAATGATGAGTGAAGCATATTTAGGTAACCCAAATCTTTACAAAGCAAATCTCAAACAAGAATATACTGAAGAACAAATAAGAGAGATTGCAAAGTGTATGGATGACCCTATACACTTTATTTCACAATATACTAAAATTGTAAACATAGATGAAGGATTAGTATCGTTCAATATGTACGATTTTCAAAAACGTATGGTCAATACGTTTCATAATAATAGATTTTCTATTTGTAAACTACCAAGACAGTCTGGTAAATCAACAACCATTATTGCATATCTATTACATCAAGTAATCTTTAATGACAATATCAATGTGGCCATACTTGCAAACAAAAGTTCTACTGCTAGAGATTTATTAGGTAGACTTCAATTAGCATATGAGAATTTACCTAAATGGTTACAACAAGGTGTATTAAACTGGAACAAAGGTTCACTTGAATTAGAAAACGGATCAAAGATACTTGCAGCTGCAACATCATCATCTGCTATTCGAGGTGGTTCATTTAATATAATCTTCCTTGACGAGTTTGCGTTCATACCTAATAATATATCTGAACAATTTTTTAGTTCAGTTTATCCTACAATTTCATCTGGTAAAAAATCTAAAGTTATGATTGTATCTACACCTCATGGAATGAATATGTTTTATAAACTATGGAATGATTCAATACATAAAAGAAACGATTATGTACCTATTGAAGTGCATTGGTCAGAGGTTCCAGGACGAGATGAAAAATGGAAACAAGAAACAATACGTAATACAAGTGAGGCTCAATTTACTACCGAGTTTGAGTGTGAGTTTGTAGGTTCAGTTGATACTTTAATTAATCCATCTAAATTAAGAATGTTATCACACAGTACACCATTAGTATCTAATGCAGGTTTTGATATGTATGAGAGAGCACAAAAAGGTAAAGATTATGTTATGACAGTTGACGTTGCTCGTGGCACTATAAGAGATTATTCAGCCTTTACTGTATTTGATGTATCAAAAATGCCATATAAGATGGTTGCAAAATTTAGAGATAATGAAATAAAACCTATATTGTTTCCACATACAATAGAAAAAGTAGCAAGAGAATATAATAATGCTCACGTTTGTGTTGAAGTAAATGATTTAGGTCATCAAATAGCAGACGCTTTACAGTTTGAATTAGAATATACAAATCTATTAATGTGTATGATGAAAGGTCGTGCTGGTCAAATACTAGGTGGTGGTTTTTCTAAAAGAGGAACACAATTAGGAGTACGTATGACAAAACAAGTAAAACGTATTGGTTGTTCTAACTTAAAATCTTTACTTGAAGGCGATAAGATAATAATACCTGACTTTCATACTATACAAGAATTGTCAACATTTGTAAGACGTGGTAGTGGTTGGCAGGCTGAAGAGGGTTCTAATGACGATTTAGTTATGTGTTGCGTTATATTTGCATGGATAACAAATCAAAGATATTTTAAAGAAATGACAGACCAAGATGTACGTGCTAGAATGTATGAAGAACAACAAAACGCAATAGAACAAGATATGGCACCTTTTGGGTTTATGAATGATGGTTTAGATGATGATAGTTTTCAGGACGATTCAGGAGAACGATGGACACCTGTATCCGTACGAAAAGGTGAAATATTATAAATATAAACGAGATTAATGATACCTATTAGCTAATAAGAGGAGAACAACATATATGGCATTTCAAGTTTCACCAGGTGTTGTCGTACAAGAGAAAGACTTAACAAACGTAATACCAGCAGTAGCTACAACGATCGGTGCTATCGCAGGACAATTCTCACAAGGACCAATGGATGAAATCGTATCTATTGCTTCTGAAAAAGAATTAGTTGAAACGTTTGGTAAACCTGACTCTAATACTTTTGAATACTTTTTTAGTGCTGCAAGTTTCTTACAGTACTCAGCAAGTTTAAGAGTTGTGCGAGCAACAAATTCAAGTGCATTTAACGCTACATCAGGTGGCGGTGGTGCAACACTAATTAAAAATAATTCAGATTATGAAGACGGCTTTACTCCAGATGGACTATGGGCTGCAAGAACAGCAGGTGCATGGGGTAATAATCTAAAAGTTTCAATTTGTCCAAACAGTGCAACAGCTTACGAAGACACATCACATACAACTGTAGATGATGCTTCAACAGCAGTTGGTGATACTACAATTGTATTAACAGACAGTTCTAGTATAAATGTTGGTGACATTGTAAACTTTGGAGAAAGTGGTGGTTATGAATATAGAGTAACTGCAAATAATACAGGAACAAACACAATTACATTTGTAAGACATCCATCAGGAACAGGTGGTTTACATACTGCTGTAGCTGATTCTTCAACAGTAAGAAGAAGATGGAGATACTATGATTTGGTATCAGGTGCTCCAGGAACATCAGCATATACTGCCGCAAGAGGTGGTTCTGCTGACGAAATACACGTTATAGTAATTGATGAAGATGGTAACATTACAGGTACTGCTGGGGAAGTATTAGAAGTATATGACTCAGTATCAGTAGCTGGCGATGCAAAAACACCACAAGGTGATTCAAATTATTACAAAGATGTAATTTACAATAAATCACAATACATTTACTGGACAGCACATGAATCAACAGGTGCAGCTGGTAATTGGGGAAGTAATGCTTCAGGTTTAACATTTACTTCAGTAACAGCAATTAATGATGCTAGTTTATCAGGTGGTGCAGATGGTTCTGCAGCTACAATTGCAGAATTAAAAACTGCATATGAAAAATACCAAGATGCTGATACAGTTGATGTTAACTTAATCATTGCTGGAAAAGGTGACGCTACACACGTAGATAACCTTATCACAGTTGCTGAAAATAGAAAAGATGCAATCGTTTTTGCTTCACCTGAAAGAACAGACGTAGTTGGTGTTACAAATTCAAACACACAAACAACTAACGTTAAATCTTTCTTTGATGGTATTAGATCATCTTCATATGTTGTATTTGACAGTGGTTACAAATATACTTACGACAAATACAATGATGTGTTTAGATATGTACCATTAAACGGTGATATTGCTGGTTTGGCTGCAAGAACAGACTTAATCGCAGACTCATGGTTCTCACCTGCTGGTTTCAACAGAGGAGTGATTAGAGGTGCTGTTAAGTTGGCATACAACCCATCAAAAACACAAAGAGATGAGTTATACAGAGCTAGAATCAATCCGGTTGTAACATTACCAGGACAAGGAACATTATTGTTTGGTGATAAGACAGGATTATCCACTCCGTCAGCGTTTGATAGAATAAATGTTAGAAGATTGTTTATCACTTTAGAGAAGGCAATCTCAACTGCTTCTAAATTCCAATTGTTTGAGTTCAATGATGAGTTCACAAGAGCGCAATTTAGAAATATTGTTGAACCATTCCTAAGAGATGTACAAGGCAGAAGAGGTGTTACAGACTTTTTAGTAGTTTGTGATGCATCAAATAATACTGCTGATGTCATTGACAGAAATGAGTTTAGAGCTGACATCTTTGTCAAACCTAACAGATCAATTAACTTTATACAACTACAATTCGTTGCGACAAGAACAGGTGTTGCTTTTGAAGAAGTAGTAGGAGCGTAGGAGGAAAACATGCCAAATATAAATGACTTTAAAGCTAAGTTAAGAGGCGGTGGCGCTCGTGCTAATCAATTCAGAGTGACAATGCCTTTCCCTGGATATGCTGCGGTAGGTGGGGAGACTGAAACAATGTCTTTCTTAACTACTTCTACATCTTTACCAGGTATGACAGTAACGGAAGTTGCTATTCCATTTAGAGGAAGAGAGTTATATGTTGCAGGTGATAGATCATTTGCTACATGGACAACTACTATTCTAAATGATACTAACTTCTTAATTCGTAACGCATACGAAAGATGGTTAAACGGTATCAATAATATGTCTGATAACGAAGGTCTAGTCAATCCAGTTGACTACCAAGTTGATGCATTTGTTGATCAGTTAGACCGAAATGGTAATGTGATTAAATCATATACGTTTAGAGGATTGTTTCCAACAACTTTAGACGACATTGCGTTATCTTATGGGGATAATAATTCAGTAGAATCATTTACTGCTACTCATAGATACCAATACTTTGAAACAAATACTACTACTTAATACTCTTATAAGTATTAATAGTAATAGGAGAAACTAAATTATGGCTGAACTGTTTGGGTTTAAGATAGAGCGTTTAAAAGAACCCTCTACCGATCCAAGACAAAATATAGTTCCACCTCAAGCGGAAGACGGTACACAAACCGTCCCCGCTGGTGGATTTTTTGCGTCTTATGGAGGTTTCGATGCTACAGCACGAAACGAATTAGATTTAATAAGAAGATATAGAGAAGTTGCTTTACATCCAGAATGTGACCTTGCAATAGAAGATATTGTATCTGAAGCAATTGTATCAAATGAAAATCAACAATCTGTACAATTGGATTTAAGTAAAATAGATTATTCAGATTCTATTAAGAAAAGAATACGAGAGTCTTTTGCTGAAGTATTAAAGTTGTTAAACTTTGATATAAAAGGCCACGACATTTTTAGAAGATGGTATGTAGATGGTAGATTATACTATCATAAAATTATTGACAAAGACTCACCAAGACTAGGAATTACTGAAGTAAGGTATATTGATCCTAGAAAAATTAAAAAAATAAGAGAAATACGAAAACAACGAACAGATGGAATGCCATCATCTTTTGCATTTGAAAATAAGTTTTCAGAATATTATATTTTCAACGAAAGAGGAATACATCCAACTGCTACATCTAACGCAGGTGGATTAAGAATAGCTACAGATGCTATCGCATACTGTCCATCAGGTTTAATAGATCAAACACAAAATCAAGTATTATCTTATTTGCACAAAGCAATTAAACCAGTTAATCAATTAAGAATGATTGAAGACGCTGTTGTTATTTACAGAATTGCTCGTGCACCTGAAAGAAGAATATTCTATATTGATGTAGGTAACTTACCTAAAATCAAGGCCGAACAATATTTAAGAGATGTTATGGCAAGATATAGAAACAAACTTGTCTATGACGCAAGTACAGGTGAAATAAGAGATGATCGAAATTACATGAGTATGTTAGAAGACTTTTGGTTACCTCGTAGAGAAGGTGGGAGGGGTACTGAAATTACTACTTTACCTGGTGGTCAAAACTTAGGTGAAATTGCGGATATAGAATACTTCCAAAAGAAACTATATCGCTCACTTAACATACCAATTAGTAGATTAGAAGGTGGTCAAGGTTTTAATCTTGGTCGAGCTGCAGAAATTAGTAGAGATGAAGTTAAGTTTACTAAATTTGTAGGTCGTTTAAGAAAGAAATTCTGTATGTTATTCCACGACCTTTTAAAAACACAATTAATTCTAAAAGGCATTATTGCACCAGAAGAATGGGATTCAATGATGGGAGATATTACATACACTTTCTTACAAGATGGATATTTTGCTGAATTAAAACACAGCGAAATGATGAGAGAAAGAGTACAGCTGGCTCAACAATTAGAAGGCTATGTTGGTAAGTATTTCTCTAACGAATACATACGAACAAAAATACTAAAACAAAATGAACAAGAAATTGAAGAAATTGATAAACAAATTGAAGAAGAAGGTGCTGAAGCACAGCCCGAAGAAACACCAACCATTACGCCTGACCAAGAAACGAATGGTAGTGAAAAGAAAGAAGAACCAAAAATCTAATATCACAGAACCAGAAGATGGTTGGAGTGGTATAGTATAGGAGATAAATATAATTATGAGTAGAGAAAATATTAATAAATTCGTTAATTCACTTGAAACAGGAGATAACAAACAAGCAGGAGAAGATTTAAAAAACGCTCTTGCTGATAAAGTTAGTTCTGCTTTAGATGATGCTAAAACTGATGTGGCGAGATCAATGTTTACAGGACAAGTTGGTGCTGATGCACCAGAAGCTAATCCTTTTTCTGGAAACGATATTGAATCTGAAACTCCTACACCAGAGGTAGCAAGTGATGAAGTGGCTCAGTAGTTTTATAAAAGATAATATAACTGAAGCAAACGATTACAAACGTACTAGACAGTACAATAAACTTACGCCTAAAATGAAGCGTGCTGTAGATATGATTTTTAGAGCTGCAGACAAAGACGCTGATGTCATTGCAAACTTTGAAAAGAATATAGATACAGCTGCAAAACAATATGGTGTAAACAAACAAGATTTAATGAATTACTTTGATAAAGAAACATTAACAATTTTAAGGAAGTAATATGGCTTGGGTAACTGTTCCGGGATCAAATAATATTTGGGAGTTTGAAAATACTGCCACTATTAGTGATACTTATCCTGATTCAGCTGACGGTGCAAATGTCACTATTTCGGGTGGTATAAGAACATTTACTTTTGCAGATGGAAATGTACAAGAAATTTATATTAGATGTAGAAAGATAGGGGAAACAACAGATCGTGGTGAGTTATCAAAAACTTACTATGATGCACAATAGGTAATAAACATGGCTGATACAGTATCAACACAAGTATTAACAGACACAACGGGCGTAAAATATGCCGTTAAAATGACTAACTATTCTGATGGTACAGGAGAGAATTTAGTTAGAAAAATAGACGCTTCAAATACAACTTTTATGACTACCGATGGTAATAGAAAAATATCAAAGATATTTTGGTCAGTAAATACAGCAAATGCAAAGTCAGCTGTAGAATTAATTTGGGAAGGTGCAACAAACGCTACCGCAGTTTCGTTGTCAGGTCAAGGTTTTTGGGACCTACGAGCAGATGGAAACGAGATTCCAAACAATGCAACAACACCTACAGGTGATGTTTTACTTTCTACAAAGAATTTTGCAAATGGTGATAATTATACGATTTTAGTGGTTTTCAGATAACAATTTGTATAAATATTAGAGAGAAATTAGAGATAGATACAAATGAAATTAATTACCGAAGAAATAGAACAAGCAGAATATATTGTAGAAGAAGCCGCAAATGGAAAGAAAAACTATTCCATTAAAGGTATTTTTATGCAATCTGATGTGAAAAATAGAAATGGAAGAATCTATCCTAAAGAAATACTACAAAAAGAAGTAGTACGATATAATAGAGAGTTCATAGAAAAGAAAAGAGCATTTGGTGAACTAGGTCATCCAGACGGACCAACCGTAAACCTAGAAAGAGTTTCGCATATGATTAATGCTCTATATCCAGAAGGCAGTAATTTTATAGGTGAAGCACGAGTACTCGATACCCCATATGGAAAAATA